ACCCTATCATACTTCTGCTATATTGTGGCTACGTACCACAGTCTCAATTAGTGCACCTTGCTTATCATAAGTTGTAACAGTTACGGTTTGCTGGTCGTGTACTACTCTCACAGTAGTTTTTTGATATTCCATAACTGGTAAATTATACTTAACAGGATATATTGCATTAATTTCCATCTTTAGACATTCCTAGTACATAGCTTAAATCAGGCTCAAAGAAGTTGGGTCCTTTTAGTACTTTTCCATCTTCTCTTTTTAGTGGACGACCATCTTCATCCAATTTACTCATATTACTGGAGTGCACCTCCTGGTAGCATGCATCTAGATCCAGGCCAAATGCGTGGCCGGCTCCATAGATTACATACAGTAAATCAGTAAGTGCATCTGCTACAGCGACCATATCTTTTTGGTCTATAGCTTCTTCCAGCTCTTGGTATTCTTCTCGAATTAATTCAAGTCGCAGTTCCCTTGTAGAGAAGTCTGGCCACATAGGTATATCGCGTACCTGCTGGCCAAATGCCTCCATGAAATCCCCTGCAAGCTCGAAGTTAGTACCTACGTGCTGTATCATTGTTTTTCCTTTTATTTCTGCCAATAGCAGCTTTCTTTGCTATTCTGCGTTTCTCGGAGGGAGTAGTATAAAACTCCCGTTGTCTTACTTCCCAAAGTGTATCAGCACATTTCTTTTTAAATACTCGTAGTGCTGCTTCAACATTGTTATTCCGTACCCTTACTTTCGGCATTCGTTACCTTTTTCCTAAGCATAGGAGGTAGCCCCCATACTGTCTGTGCCTCGGCTTTGTGACCAGCAGCATCAATAACGAGCATTACTCTTTTGCCCTTTAACCATGCTTCCTGTTGGTTTCTTAACCGTTGCATTGGGGTAAGCATTCGTACGCCGATACTGCTTCTACGAAGCCCTTGGCTGGTTTTGTTTGACTTACCCATTCTTTTTTTCTTGGCCATTCTATTTTCTCCTTAATTAAATGTCCAACCGCGTTTTCTTAGATAGTGTACCTGTTTGCGTATAGAGTTTTCCGTCCTGTGTGGAAGAAGGTCTAGTATACGTTTCATAGACGTTTTTCCATAATGTTCCTTGAGGAACTTACGTTCTTCATGACTCCACGGTTGCTTCTGGTAATCTTTCATACTATGTATTATACTGAAAGAACGAACAAATGTCAAGAAGTATTTTTACAAGGTGCATAGAAAAATACTTCTTGACATTATCTGCCTTTTATAGTATAATTTACGCATCGACAAAAAGTATGGGAGAAACCTAAGTGATTGAATTATTTACAGCTACTACTATCTTTGCAGTTTGCATGATTGGTTGTGCATTGACCTCCTTTCACTTAGGAAGACAAGAAGGTATTGAAAACACCGTACAATATCTCATCGACGAAGGCGTACTTGAAGTCGACGACGAATACTAGGCAACGAGTCCGCCTTAAGTGACTCACATTAAAAATCGGGTATCGAAAGAACCCAAGCGTACCGAAAGGACGCAATTCATAAAAGGAGATACTTTATGACTACTAAGTTAGCAGTGGCTGACCTACACAAGTTTTTGTTAGGTTTTGACCGATTCATGGACACAAACGTTTTTGCACCACAAGTAGATGGTGGATACCCTCGCTACAATGTTCTCAGAGTCGGAGAAAACGGATTCAGAGTGGAGCTAGCAGTTCCAGGATGGAACAAGAGCGATATTGACATCAGCCTACATAAAGGTGTACTTACCGTAATTGGTAGAATTAAGCAAGAAGTTAATGAAAACGAAGCCTATATCTATAAAGGATTAAGTGGCAAGTGTTTCACACGGACGTTCGGTGTAAGCGAACACGTTCAGATTGATCGTGCTTACATGGAACGAGGCCTGCTATGTATAGATCTGCATGAAGAGCTCCCGACTGAGTTGCAACCAGTAAAGGTTACAATTTCATGAGGAGACATAAGTGGATAGTTTTAAACTATCAGTGTGGGTTATAATAGGTCTATTGACCGCATCAATTACCACTCCATCACTTGCTTTAGCAGACGAACACGCCGAGAAAGACGAAGGTGGTGCTCGTAGACCAGAGAGACCGATGGAAGAAGTAATAGTAGTAGGATCTCGTGAGACTATGGAAACAATATCATTCAGGGCTGGATTATCAGACATCATTCTTATACATGAGTACAATAAGGAAGATGATACCTGGGAGTTAGTTTCTTTACGAGACATACGAAGAGGCACAACTAAAGCTATTACACACTAAAACCAGTAGCGGGGTCGCAAGGCCTCGCTCTTTTTAAAACAAATTATGGCATATTCCGATAAAGTATTAGATCACTATGAAAATCCTCGTAATGTAGGACGATTGTCTGATGACGACGAAAGTGTAGGTACTGGTATGGTTGGTGCTCCAGCGTGTGGAGATGTCATGCGCCTTCAGATAAAAGTAGAAGAAGGTATAATAAAAGACGCAAAGTTTAAAACATACGGCTGTGGAAGTGCAATAGCTTCTTCTTCTTTGCTCACAGAGTGGGTAAAAGGAAAGAATCTGTACGAAGCAGAGAGTATAAAAAATACCGAGATAGCAGAAGAGCTTGCACTACCCCCAGTGAAAATTCACTGCAGCGTACTCGCTGAAGATGCTATCAAAGCCGCAGTAGCGGATTATAGGAATAAACATGAATAGAGAAGCAGTTTACGAACAGCTAAAAATTGATGAAGGTGTAGAGTATAAGTTATACTTAGATCATCTTGGGTACAAAACTTTTGGAGTGGGGCATCTAGTACTTGATACAGATCCGGAGCGAAACTACGACGTAGGCGAGCCTGTATCAGTAGAGAGAGTACAAGAGTGCTTTGACTACGATCTTGACTTAGCTGTGAGTGAGTGCGTCGCTCTATATGACGAAGATGTATGGGAAGGATTCCCAGGAGAAGTACAAGAAATTCTAGTAAACATGATGTTTAACATGGGACGTACTAGACTTTCTAAATTTAAGAATTTCACAGCAGCTTTGAAAGAAGGTGACTGGAAGCGTGCAGCAGTAGAAGGACGAGACTCCTTGTGGCACAAGCAGGTTACTAATAGAGCTGAAAGATTAATGGTTAGAATGGAGAATGTATAAGTATGGCAATTTATTGCACAGATGCTGAGCGTCGACAGTATGAAGAAATTGGATACTGGCGCTCATTACCAGAACTAATTCCATCCGTAGTATTTCATCGTCGCAGACTAAACCCTGCAAAAAACTACGAATGGCTACAGTCAACATCGTTTGACTTGTTTGCTCGTAAGAGAATTTTAGTATTCTCTCTACCAGGAGCATTCACCCCCACTTGTTCAACCTATCAGCTACCTGACTTTGAGCAGTTAGCCCCCGAGTTCTATGCAGAAGGCATAGATCATATCTTCTGCGTTACTGTAAACGATGCTTTTGTTTGCAACGCGTGGGCAGATAAGAATGATCTTGCAGATGTAATTGTTCTTCCAGATGGAAGTGGCAAATTTACTGAAGGAATGCAAATGCTCGTGGACAAAGACAATATAGGCTTTGGACGCCGGTCTTGGCGATATGCTGCTGTTATCGACAACGGCAAAATTACAGACTGGTTCATTGAAGAAGGAAAAGAGGATAATCATCCTGACGATCCTTATCTGTACACAGCACCTGACTTTGTACTTGGTAAGCTACGAGAGAGCAAATAACTCTTGACAATATTTACTAATGGCAGTATAATACTACCATGAATAAAGAAAAAGTACTTATTATTACAATGGAAGAATGTGGTGAGCTTACCCGTGCTTGCTCTAAGATTTTGCGGCATGGGTATGTTCAGCAGAAGCACATCAACAATCTACACGAAGAATTAGGAGATGTAGTCGCAATGACACGTCTAGTACAAGAAGCCTTCGATATAGATGATGATGTGCTTGAATTGCACGTATGGAATCGAAACCTAAAAATGAAGGCTAAAGAGTATAGATGAATCTATTCAATCTAGATACAGATCTTGATGTGTGTGCTGAATATCATGTGGACAAGCACGTAAACAAAATGATACTCGAAGCAGCACAGATTTGTTGTACTGTTATCTGGGTAGACACACTTTTAGGTTTTATACCTCGTGCTCTTGAGAAAGATGAAGCAGCAGTACTTAACGAATATAAAAAACTTGAGAAACCTCTCAAGCCAGAAGAGCGTAAACTAACTCCCTATCTTGGTATGATGTACAACCACCCTAGCACAATCTGGGCAAGATCATCCTTAGATAACTATGAGTGGACTTTTTGCTATGCTCATGCACTAGCAGAGGAGTACAGGTACAGATATGGAAAAGAGCACAAATCTTTTTGGCAGGTCGTTAACAAACTACCTGACCCGACACGACTTGAGCGCGTGGGGCTTACACCATTTGCCATGGCGATGCCCGATGTACTCAAGGACGAGACTGACCCTATACAGTCTTACCGTAATTACTATATGCTTGACAAGGCTACTTTTGCCAGTTGGACAGGCAGAGATAAACCCTCTTGGTGGGATGAGGATTTGGCAGACTACGAACAACGAATCACGAGGAAGTAGATGGACTTAGTACAAAAAGCAAACAGTCTACTTGAAGATGAAGTATTTGATTTTGAAATACTGGGATTCGTTTCTAGTAGTGGAAAAGTATATAAACTAAAGACAGATACTAAAGTATTGTCTGCTCTTTTTGAGATACTTTCGGAAGAGTTTGTAGATAAGTTAAGTGGCGAGCATGAAGTAGTACAGCCAGAAAAGCAAAACTACTACCCTGACTTTACAATAAAAACTCCTGAAGGAAATATAGCGATAGATGTAAAAACTACCTATAAGCAAAGAACAAACGGCTTTACGTTAGGTAGTTATACTTCTTTTATAAGAAACAATACAAAAAACATTGTGTATCCCTACGATACATATAACAAGCATTATGTACTAGGTTTTATATATGAGCGTGATCCTAGTGGTAGTACTCCATATAAAAATGTAGAAGTATTTTTTCAAGAGAAGTGGAAGATCGCAGGCAAACGTCCTGGGTCTGGAAACACAAAGAATATAGGAAGTATAAAAGGAAACATAGACACTTTTAAAAATCCTGAACCAGCGTTTAACTCTCACGAAGAGTTTGAAGATTATTGGAGAAACTATGAGTAAAGTTAATTTAGTAGGGCTAACAAAGCCTAGTGGTATTACAGGATGTAATACGGCAGAAGAGTTAGTAGCTTACGCGGCACGAGTCAGTAACCCAGAAAATCAAGACCATCACGAAAGTTCACCACGATTGCTACGATACCTTATCAAGCATGGGCATTGGTCTCCTTTTGAGATGGTATCTATTACTATGGAAATAACTACTACACGAGACATTGCACGACAAATGTTACGGCATCGTAGTTTTAGTTTCCAAGAGTTTAGTCAGCGGTATGCTGTACAGACAGGATTTGAAACACGAGACGCTCGGTTACAAGATCCTAAGAATCGACAAAATAGTATCGAGCTAGAAGATAGCGAGAACTTTGGCAAAGGTGGGAATAAGTCCCAACACGAACGTTTATATGAAGATTGGTGGATGCGACAAAGGAAGGTAATAAACGAAGCCGAAAAGCAATACAAGTGGGCTTTAGACCAAGGTATTGCAAAAGAGCAGGCCCGTGCAGTGCTTCCTGAAGGTAACACCGGTAGTGTTCTTTATATGTCTGGAACTCTTCGTAGCTGGATTCATTATTGTGAATTGCGGCGGGGTCATGGCACTCAGAAAGAACATATGATAGTAGCAGACCAGTGTTGGGAAGTAATTGCAGCAAACTTTCCCAAAGTAGCAGAGGCATTGGAATGAGTGAAATAAAAGTACATGACCCAGTAAATAGTCCTTTACATTACAAGCGAGAGGGCATAGAATGTATTGATGCGATGATGCAGACCGCGGCGTCTCAAGAAGCATTTGAAGAATACTGCCGGTTAAACGCATTTAAGTATTTGTGGAGATGTCATAACAAAGATAATCGCAAACAAGACTTAAAAAAAGCTATCTGGTATCTACAGATGGCTATAGGAGAGGATCCTCGTGAGCAAAGGCAGTAAGCAAAGACCTACAGACAAAAGTAAGTTTGACACTAATTGGGAGAGAATTTTTGGCAAGAGTAAAAAAGAAAGACTACGAGAATCTAACCTCGACGAACATCGAGAAAGTGATCTCTCATCTGAACAAGGATCAGCCGATCTCCAAGAAAGAAGCGTGTGCGATGCTGAACATATCATACAACACAACGCGGCTTCAGAGAATAATTGATGATTACGAAGATAAAAAACTGTATCGTGAAAAGCGTAAAGCGCAGAATCGAGGAAGAGCAGCTACAAGCGCAGAAATTAGTGAAGCTGTTGAACAGTTCCTTGGGGGAGACTCCATTGCCGAAATCGCAAAAGGAATGTACAGATCCTCTGGATTCGTCAAAGCAATCATCCAACGAGTAGGCGTTCCTCAAAAAACAGATCAACCTGTAGATTATCTACCAGAGCAGTGTGTTGCTGAAGATTTTTCTGACGGTGAATTAGTTTGGTCTGCAAAATATTCTGCTCCTGCAATAGTGGAGCATGAGCTATCTGTAGACTATCAAGCAGAGCGTTCTGGGTTTAAAGATACGAATTATGAAAAAAAGTATAGTAGTAAATGCTATGCAATCTATGTAATTCAAAAAGTACGAGACGACTCAGATATGTGGGCAAATGTAGGTGTAGGAGGTTTTAACGCTTTCTCTCTTGCATATGATTTAGGCAAACTTGAGCACTTGAAAGAATACGGAGTTGATTTATCACGTATTTAAAAATACTTCTTGACTTTACTTGCTATATCAACTATAATAGTATCTATTGAAATGACAAATCGAATTAAAAAAGAAACAGCAGAGCTAATTGCTTTTCCTCCTACAACATGGTATACTAAGCCTGTAGAGTGGTTGATTGAGCAAGAGCCTTTTGTTTCAAATTACAAAAATATTCCTGTTCAACAGGAGTTAGTTACAGATTTGTTTAAGAATGGTATACAAGCTCCAATACTAACACAGCCTAGCTGGTATCCTATATGTGGCTCTCAAAGACTCAGAGCTTGTGTAGAAATACAAGAACAGTTTGCCGGTATGCACCCTATTCTTAAACAACAAGTAAGGGTTTGTAGGTTTGAAAAAGAATATTGGAATTGTTTTTATTTGTGGCCTGACAAAGAGTTTCGCAGTAAAGCAATACAAGTATATTTTCAAATGCTAGAACTAACATTTAAAAGTATTCATTTCATAGAAGATGACCCCATGAAAATGGTAAAGTTTGAAACAGAAGGTGATAAATTAAATTGGGAGGCTAGAGATGGCTGAAGTATTAATCGGTTTAGCAGTAGTAGGAGTATGTATTCACGTACTCGGAGCATATATCGCAGTAGTAGATCACTACTTTGGGCGATAGATTTTATTATCAACAAATAGCTGCCACGGGCACATGCCCTGGTGGTCCAATCAACAAAAGAAGGAAACGTAAAATGGCGTGGACAGACGAGAAAAAAGCAGAGGTTATCGAGGCGTATGAAGCCGCTAACCCAACTCCAGAGAATAGCATGGAGATCGTCGCAGAAATTGCAGAAGAGCATGGTGAGTCACCAAACGGTGTTCGCATGGTTCTTACTAAAGCTGGCGTGTATGTAAAGAAAGCTCCAGCAGCAAAATCAGCTTCAAGCGGTAGTACAGGAGGCGGTCGTGTCTCTAAAGCCGCAGCTATCGAAGCATTGACAGCAGCACTTACTGATGCAGGTCAAGACGTTGACGAAGAGATCGTCAGCAAGTTGACAGGTAAAGCAGCAATGTACTTTGCAGGCGTTATCGCAGCAGTAAACGGCTAGTTTTTCGAGGGCATCCGTAGGTGTAAGTCCCTCATCTTCACATACCTAAGCAAGACGGCAAGGAAGAAAATTCTGCCAACCCGCTTCACTAGGAGCATATGTGAAAAAAGAAGAACTAGCACAGCTCGTAAATGAGTATGGCGATGCTGTTATCACCTATCGTAGTGAGAATAGTAATAAGTTGAAATACAATGTTTGTACATTGGACTTCAGCACGCCCTATATCCAGCAAAAGAAAAACCGAGCAAAGGAATCTGATAAGACTCTCTTGCTTTTTTGTTGGGACACTGACTCTTTTCGGCTTCTTAAACCTGCTAATGTGACGAGTGTAGTCCCATTATCTTCTATTTTAAAGAATGGAGGCTAACATGGAACTGTACAATGCACCCGAAGTGTATGAGAGAATTGTACACTACGATACAGAAAAAGAAGTACAGATAAGGCTAACGATAAATAGTTTTCGAGGCGTAGAATATCTACATCTTCGCAAGTATTATCTTGACTTTACTGAAGAATGGAAGCCCAGTAGTGAGGGAATTGCCATGCCTCTTGATTTTAATAACTCAAGAGAACTATTTAGCGGGCTAGTTGAAATCCTATCTCTGGCTGAAAGTAAGGACATAATAGAGGAACATTTCTCTGATATGATTAAGGACGTTTATACAAAATAGTTCTTGACTTTCCTTCTTAAACCCAGTATAATATCTGTTAATTAGTGAGGGATTCTATGCAACATTTTTTGGATAAAGCAGCGGCTATGTACTACTCAGGCACTCCGATAATCTCGGATGCTGAGTTTGATAGTCTAGCACAGCAGTATAACTATGATAGTGTGGGTCATGTCGTCACCGATGGCATTCCTCATATGTTCAGAATGTACTCTTTGCGAAAAGTTTTTGACTTAAATGAAGTAGAGTTTGTAAGTACAGAATATGTACGAACACCCAAACTAGACGGGGCGGCAGTGTCATTGATATATGTCAATGGGCACCTGGCACAGGCTTTGACTCGTGGAGACGGTAATCTCGGTAGAGATATTACGTTGAAGATCGAAGAGCTGGCCCCCAATATCGTTGGTATAAAGGACACAGTTCAGATTACTGGCGAAGTCGTTGCACCTAGCGACATACCAAACGCTCGTAACTTTGCGGCGGGGTCTTTGAATCTCAAAGATATGCAAGAGTTTCGCTCTCGCGCTAAGGATTTACGCTTTGTTGCGTATGACATCCAAGGCCGAGGCGACTCTAGCTTCCGCAGTGCTATGAAGTGTTTAAACCATCAAGGGTTTAATGTTATTACTCTCTTCGATGCATCCGCCTACCCAACAGACGGCGAGGTGTTTAGAGTAGATAGCTACGATTCTTTTTATAAGATGGGATATACAGCTCACCATCCTCGAGGTGCTTTTGCTCTCAAAGAGCAGAAAGAGGGTGTACATACAGTATTGCTTGATGTTGTGTGGCAAGTAGGTAAATCTGGGGTAGTAAGCCCTGTAGGTATACTGAAGCCTGTCGAAGTGGGGGACGCACTTGTGAGCCGTGCAACTCTACACAACATCGAGTATATACGCTCTCTCAACCTAGAGATAGGTTGCGGCGTAGAAGTTATACGAAGCGGGGAAATCATTCCACGAATCGTCAGAAGAGTGGACATCGAGAAAAATAGTTCTTGACTTTTTGCTCAACTTCTCGTATAATATCTTTTCACTTAATCGGAGTAATCCATGTTTCAAGAAATCTTACCTCCTACACATTGTCCTTCTTGTGACAGTGCGTTAGAATGGGTCAATGATTCCTTGTATTGCCGGAATAGTTTGTGTTCTGCACAAAATTCTAAGGCAGTAGAGCATTTTGCCAAAACTATGAAGATCAAGGGTCTCGGCCCTGCATCTATTCAAAAACTTGGCTGGATCTGTCCATCCGAAATTTACACTACAGAACGTAGTAGTATCTTAGCATCGTTGGACTCCGAGCTAGTGACAAATAAACTACAGGGGCAAATTATGAATTCTCGTAATGCGCCTCTGGAGTTTCTTTTACCTGCTTTTGGTATTCCCTTGATTGGAAACACGGCAACACGGAAGCTGTCTGAGACTGTTAATTCTATATTTGAAATCAATGCAGACACTTGTGAACGTGCCGGATTGGGCCCCAAAGCTACTGGTAATTTACTTAACTGGATGACTCAAGAGCTGCCTAACTTCCTAGAGGTTATGCCGCACGACTGGGAGTTTTCTAGCAACCCAATGCCTGCGAGTAAAGGCGCTGTATGTATTAGTGGTCGATTGAAGAGTTTCAAAAGCAAGGCTGATGCTACGACTGCTTTGAACGCGGCTGGGTATGAAGTGAAAGCCAGTCTAACAAAACAGGTAGACTTTCTCATCAATGAAGGTGGGGCAGAGTCTGCTAAAACACGACAAGCCAGGGACACTGGCGTTACTATAGTAACTGATCTTAGATCATTTTTGGAGAATTAAATATGGCACTTCCTAAGTGGACAGACGAGCGCACTGACGCTCTTACAAACTTTGTAGGCGATGAATCGCCTGTATCTCAAGCTACTGTTGCAGAAGCAGCAGACCAGCTTGAAACCTCTACTCGTTCTATCTCTAGCAAACTGCGAAAGATGGGCTACGATGTAGAATTAGCTTCCTCTGCTGGAGGCAAGTCTTTCAGCGAGTCTCAAGAAGCTACCCTCCGCGCCTTCGTAACTGACAACTCTGGTCAGTACACTTACGCTCAAATCGCTGAGCACTTCGAAGGCGGTTCATTCTCACCTAAGTCTATTCAAGGCAAGATTTTGTCTATGGAATTGACTGAGCACGTTGCACCTGCTCCTAAGGTAGAGTCTGTACGTACTTACTCAGAAGCTGAAGAAGCTACTTTCATTGAGATGGTTAACGACGGTGCATTCGTTGAAGCCATTGCAGAAGCTCTCGACCGCTCTGTAAACTCTGTACGCGGTAAAGCACTTTCATTGCTCCGATCGGGCGATATTGCTGCTATCCCACGTCAAGAAACTACTAAAGGTTCTTCTAACGTAGATCCTTTGGCAGACGTTGATGTCGCTTCTATGACTGTAGAAGCTATTGCCGAGTCTATCGGTAAAACTGCTCGTGGCGTGAAGACTATGTTGACTCGTCGCGGTTTGACTGCAGCTGACTACGATGGTGCCGCTAAGGCAGCTAAGACAGCTCAGTAATACACTTTCTGTGTAAGTGGGCTGGCTAGTCTATTTCTAGTCAGCCTTTTTAATGTTCGGGGGAACGATTGAATATTTCAAGTGCTTTGATGAAGCAGTGTATTACGCTGCAAGACTTTGAAACGTGGAGTTATCTACGTAAAGAGTACTTGCCTGCAGAATACCACTTACTGTTTAATCATATTGATAAGCACTGTGAAAACTTTCATGAGTTCCCTACGTTCGATGATCTCAAGTTAGGTATTCGTCACGCCGCTACTCGTGATAAAGTCTTCGCTATAGAAGCTGTCGAAGTAGATATTGACGCAGGTACACTCCTTGAGTATCTAAAAAATGAGTATACTCAGAAAGAGATACTAAACTCTTTGGATAAGTATATCGACAACTCTGTATTGTTTGCAAGTGCAGAGGAGTCAGTACAAGAACTGCACCAGATAGTTCTTGATGTGGAAGACAAGGTTGACCTTGAAGTTCCAACAGAAAGCATGCAACGAATAGAGTTGTTTGAGCCTGAAGAAGAGATTAGCAAATATGTTGGTCTTGGACTCAATGCTGATTACGATCATGAGATCAAGTTCTCCCCCCGAGACTTGGTTCTTGTGGGAGGCAAGCGAGGTTCTGGTAAGTCTTTAACGTGTGCGAATATTGCAAATAATGTATTTCAGTCTGGGCGTTCAGCAATCTATTTCACTATTGAAATGGATAGTCGATCCATCTTACAAAGATGTTGTTCGATTGCAACTGGAGTGCCCTACTCTCGACTCCGTACACAGAACTTATCTGTTACAGAGTGGGAGCATGTGGCTGGCTGGTGGGCAAGTCGCTTCCAGCAAGGTCAGGACAGGTTGAAAGAATACAGGGAACGCCGAGACTTCTCTGACTTTCATCATAAACTTACTACTCAGCATGAGCTTCTCCCGACTCAACAGCTGGATGTAATTTATGATCCAAGTTTAACTCTCGCTAAAATACGAGCAGAGCTAGACAAGAAAGTCAATAAGCTAGAAGCAGGAGTGATTATTGTAGACTATATCAACCAAGTAAAGCGTTCTACCGTACCCTCTCGGGGAGGGCAGTATGACTGGACAGAACAGATTGAAGTATCCAAAGCACTCAAGTCTATGGCACAGGAGTATGAATGCACTGTATTCTCTCCGTATCAAACCGATGCTACTGGTGAAGCCAGATTCGCAAAGGGTATTCTTGATGCCGCGGACGCAGCTTACGCGCTAGAAACTTGGGATCAAGAGGATGCTTGTATTACATTTAATTGTGTAAAAATGCGAGCAGCTAGTATGAAATCATTCAGCTCTACCATGGATTGGGAGAGCTTAAAGATTGGTCCCGAGACAACTTTAACTCCAAAGGAGCGCGAAGCTAGCTCTCACAAAACGGATGAAGATATAGACGATCTCTAATATTTTCTTGACATTTGTAGCCCTCTTCATGTATAATATCGTGAAGAGGGTTTTTTTGTAACTAATAAGAGATATAAACTATGAAAAGCAGTACCTATTACACAAACCGCTATGGAGATCAATACTTCTGGCACCCTATAGATGAAGATGTTTACGAGTTTAAAATGGAGGGTGAGTCAGCAGACTATGCTAGACTAGGTTTTAAAGTAAGTGACGAAGAAAAACTAGATTACACAGACTTATCATTCTTCGATCCTAGTGGTGGCCCTTTTGTAGATTACGCTACAGAAATAGATGGTAGAAAGGTGTGCCATATTGAGTTACATAATGGGTGCTTCTATGTAGAAGTATGCAACGAAAAGTAACTCCAGACTTGACAAAAATAATTCTTGACTTTTTCTTCTAAATCAAGTATAATATATGCTTATTCGACTGGAGACTTACATATGGGAATGTTTTACGGTAGTTTAAATCACACCACCTCAGGGCGTAAAAAGAAAAGGAGACTTAGTGTCAAGAAGAATGCAGCAAAGACGTTTACACCTCTTACAACAAGGACGAAGACGTACGCAGATGTTAGACGCGAGTCCGACATTCATTACCCCTCGCGGGATGATACAATTGGTTCTACCGCTCGAAGAGAGCCCCAACGATACACAGGAACTCTCATCCGAGGAATCGCAACAATGCACAAATCCAACGCAGTCCCTGTGACTAGCGACCAACAAGCTATAGACATATCGAGAATGGCAAAATGACACTTAAAAACTCTAGATTAGCACCTAAAATTACTGAGCTATTTGATAGCTTAGAGGCAAGTGTGTCTTCTAATGACTGGGAACATGCAGATGTTATTCTTGCTCGATTGTCTAAGTATTTTCACGTTTTTGATGATGAACATACAGACTACTATCAATATGTACAGCATGAAGTAGAAGTTAATCTACACGGACTGGACATTGAAGATGACTATGATGATGATCCTATGTTTGACTGGGACGGCGATGCTCTAGCATCCGCAGGTTTTGGTACAGATGAAGATTATCTCTAAGATGTGGAAAGTATGGAAGTATGCTATTGGTAGTTTTTCAGATGAACAAACTGCTGAGTACGACGATGCTGTAGCGGTAGCAAGAACTTTTATTGTATTATTAAATGTAGTGTGCGCTTGTTTTATTATGGCAAACATTATAAAAAACTGGTGATTACGTGAACGTAGAAGATCTACTGCGATCTAAAGATATTCCATACATTCCAAAAGGAAAGGATTTTGTTGTTAGCTGCCTGAATCCAGAGCACGCAGACAGAAATCCTAGTATGCGTATCGACCAGGTAACTGGTATATTCAACTGCTTCTCGTGTGAGTACAAAGGCAATCTTTTTACTCACTTTGGAGAGAAAGCTAATAAAATGGAAATAAGAAGGCAACTTCTTAAAAAGAAAATTGATGAAGTTAGATCGGAGAGTATAGGATTGCAAATGCCAGAAGGCTATATGCCATATGTTGGAAACTGGAGAAATATCAAGCCAGAGACATACAAAGAATTTGAAGCATTTATTCATGCCAGCAAAGATTTTGTAGGTAGAATATGTTTCCCTGTGCGAGATCGTTCAGGAAGAATAGTAGCATTTCAATCTCGAACACAAACGGATCAACAGCCTAAGTATCTTAACACTCCTCCTGGAGCAAAGCTGCCCTTGTTCCCTGTAGTTACTCCAATACAGGGACGAATTATTATGGTAGAAGGTATATTCGATGTACTAAATCTACACGATAAAGGACTCACAAATGCTGTGTGTTGCTTTGGAGTAAAAAATATAAATGAAGAAAAACTACAAGTTCTCTCCGTATCTGGAGTAGAAGGTGTAGATGTTTTCTTAGACAATGATGAAGCAGGACAAACAGGTTCTGCAAAAATACGGGAGCTATGCGAGACAGTGGGTCTCGATACTCGTAACATTTCTTTTGGCAATAAAAGTATGGATGCGGGTGCATTAGCTGAATCTCAAGTTACTAAACTAAAGAGTAAATTATATGCCTAAAGTTGCATTAGTAGAAACTAAACCTAGTAGAACTAATTTTAAAGCGGAGTTTGAGTTTGACTTTGATCAATTTCAACTCTGCTCTGATGCAAGTCTCAAAAAAGTATTAAAACGAGACTGCGATATAGATATGAATCCTGATGACTATGAGTGGATTGTGCTTGTAGGATCAGATGCTATGAAATATTATACCAAGTTAAGCTCTGTTACTGAATATTCTGGTAAGAAAGTAGAAGGCAAGTTTTTGCCTGTTATTAATCCAGCAATGTTAGCATTTAAACCAGAAGCTAGAAAGACTTGGGAAGAGAGTGTTAAAAGTATACACGCATACGTCTCTGGAGAAGTAGAAGACGTAATTATAGACGAAAGCATTGCTTTTGGCATTCAAGATACGGAGGAAGCAAATGCATTCGTTCAAGCAGCTATTGATCACGAAGGTACGTATGTTGCTCTTGATTCTGAAACAACTGGCCTGTATCCTCGTGATGGCTATATGCTCGGTATCAGCCTTTCTTATGATGGTAAGCGGGGCGCTTACATTGATACTAATTGTTTTGACAGTGAAACTGAGCGACTTCTGCAGAAACTATTTGACAATAAAACAGTAGTATTCCATAATGCAAAGTTTGATATGGCATTCTTTGAGTACCATTTCCATTTCAATTTTCCTAGCTTTGAGGATACTATGCTACTCCACTATCTCATAGATGAGAATCCTGGAGGGCACGGCCTTAAACAACTAACAATGAAGTTCACTCCTTACGGAGACTATGAAAAACCAATGTACGATTGGATAGACCAATATCGAAAAGAACATGGTATTCTTAAAGATCAATTCAGTTGGGACTTCATTCCTTTTGACGTAATGAAAACTTACGCAGGTATGGATGCCTTGTGTACGTTTTTAATCTATGAAAAATTTGTAAAGATTAAACAGAACAGAAAGCTCAAGTGGGTATACGATAATATACTTATTCCTGGCACTCGATTCCTCATTGATACCCAAGACAATGGTGTGCCTTTTGATAGAACACGATTGCTATTTGGCCAAGAGGCTATGCAAAATGATATTGATGAAGCAATCGCAGGGTTATATGCTAATGATAACATACGAAAGTTTGAGGAATTAAATGGAAAACCTTTTAATCCTAATAGCACTGTGCAGCTTAGGAGTCTTTTGTTTGACTATCTTGGCCTCAATCCGACTGGAAAGAAAACTGGCACGGGTGCAGATTCTACTGATGCGGAAGTCCTTAAAGAGCTCGCGCTTCAGAGTGACGTACCTAAACGGATCTTGGATATACGACAAAAATCTAAAATTAAAAATACTTACCTTGATAAAATCATACCACAACTCGATAGAGATAGTAGGTTACGTACGGGGTTTAACTTGCATGGTACTACTAGCGGCCGTCTATCTTCTAGCGGTAAATTAAATATGCAGCAGTTGCCTCGCGACAACCCCACTGTAAAAGGTTGTATCAAGGCGGCCCCAGGGCATAAGATTGTTGCTATGGACTTAACCACAGCAGAGGTATATGTTGCAGCTATATTAGCAAAAGACACTGCTCTGATGGATGTATTTAAGTCTGGCGGTAACTTTCACAGCACGATTGCTCACAAAGTATTTAGACTTCCCTGCGAAGTAGAGCAAGTAGCAGAGTTATACCCAGATAGACGGCAGGCTGCAAAGGCTGTTACCTTTGGTATAATGTATGGAGCGGGTCCTGCAAAGATTAGTGAGCAAGTAACAAAAGATAGTGGAAAATATTTTTCAAAACATGAAGCTACAGAAGTTATCAATGATTACTTTGGTGCGTTTCACAAACTAAAGGCATGGATTGATGATAATCAAAAATTTATTGAACAAAATGGGTTCGTTTATTCTTTCTTTGGTAGGAAGAGGAGGCTCCCCAACGTTGCGTCCACCGATGCGGGCGTCAGGAGTCATAGCATTCGTTCTGGTCTTAATTTTTTGGTTCAGTCCACTGCTTCTGATATTAACCTTCTTGGTGCAATAGACATGGGCGCTTACATCAAAGCGAACAACATGAAAGCTAGAATATTTGCACTTGTGCATGACTCTATTCTTGCAGAAGTTCCAGAGGATGAAATTGAACACTATAACGAAAAGCTGTTACACTTTGTACAAATGGACAGAGGCATATCTATCCCGGGTGCTCCAGTTGGATGCGACTTCGACGTTGCTGAGGACTACTCCCTCGGAAAATTTTCAAAAATGTATGGTGATACAATATAAAACAATTAATAAGATTAGATTTCCCGTCTATGTAATGCCTAACTACAACTGGGATAAACAAGACGGGTTACTATTCCTAGAGGGGCAAATTGTTGATGACAGTAATATGCCTGGGGATACTTTAGGTATTCGTAGGATACAAACACCTCACAAGAATTTGTTCCCTTTAAGACACCAAGTAGATAATTTTAGGGGGTTGTTAAAGTGCGACAAAAATACTTTTGTAGACACTAATGGATCTCCTTTTATCTATGAAAAGTCTGAGTTTTGTAGTTTAAAATACTATAAAATTAAGTCAGTACAGCAAAAAGAGATAGCATCTGTTATTACACTTCAGAATGTTAAACCTAGATTTGTTGTTCCTCGCCCTCCTGCAGCCGAAATGAAATATGCAGGAGTTCTTCACTACGGTAAAGTACCGTGGGTTTTATACGAGTATTCTGAAACGCTTTTAAAGGACACTCGAAGGAAAGTATGATTACTATATGGGTAAACGATCTAAGACATTAGCCGGTGCAAACCTTGATTTGCAAGAAATTGAACCCCTCACTAAAAACCAGTTACGAGCTTTTGAAAGCGATAACAATATGGTTTTACATGGAGTAGCTGGTACAGGAAAAACATTTATATCCTGCTACCTTGCCTTTGATGACATGATTAAAGGAACCTATGATAAGCTAGTGCTTATTCGTAGTGCAGTACCTACACGAGACATTGGATTTCTTCCAGGAAACGAAAAAGAAAAAGCCTCTGTCTATGAAGAACCCTATAAAGATATTTGTATTGAGTTGTTCCAACGCGGAGATGCTTATCAGATATTAAAAACAAAAGGTATAGTACATTTTATGACTACATCTTTTATTCGTGGTGTTACATTAAGAAATGCCACAATAATTATTGATGAATGTCAAAATATGTCCTTTCACGAATTAGACTCTATTATCACTAGAGTAGGAGAGAATTGTAGAGTTATCTTCTGCGGAGATTTTCGCCAAGCTGACCTACAAAAGAACGGTCTACGAGATTTTATTCGTGTATTGAAAGCTATGGAGTGCTTTGATATTGTTGACTTTGAAATCAATGATATAGTAAGAAGTAACTTTGTAAAAGAGTATATTATTTCAAAAGAGCGTCTAGGACTATAATGAAAGCAGTATTAAGTAATCGAATTTTTATGGAATGTACTCCTGAGTATCGAAAGGTACTATCAGAAGAACTAACATATAAAGTTCCTGCGCAGAATCCTAATGATCCACCCCAGATCATTAAGAACCTGCAGCGGGTGCGCGAAAATCTGGTATCTATACCAATCGGACGAACGGACTTGATACCAAACGATTACGAAATAGTTGAAAAACGTTTAGAAATTCCTGCTGACTTTCCAGAGTTTGCATTTGAGCTTCGGCCAAGTCAGCAGGAAGTTTACAATGACTTAAATGACAATTGTATTATTAATGCTTGGGTTAGTTGGGGAAAGACTTTTACAGGTCTTGCTATCGCGGGCAAACTAGGACAGAAAACGCTTGTGGTTACCCACACAGTTCCTTTGCGTAATCAATGGGCAAAGGAAGTAGAGAAAGTATATGGATTTACTCCAGGTATTATTGGTAGTGGTAGGTTTGATACCGACAGCCCTGTGGTTATTGGCAACACTCAAACTTTGTATAGAAACATTGACAAAATCAGGAAAGAATTCGGGACGATTATTTTAGATGAAATGCATCACGTATCCTCCCCAACCTTTGCTAAAATTATTGATACCAGCCATGCTCGCTATAAAATCGGGTTATCTGGTACAATCGAGCGCAAAGATGGAAAACACGTCGTCTTCCGTGACTACTTCAGCCCGAATATTTACAAACCACCGAAAGAAAACTTCCTCACCCCGAGTATACATGTATACAGATCAGAAGTACGATTTCCCGACGGAGCCAATATTCCTTGGGCAAAAAGAGTCAATACTCTCGTAAATAATGATGAATATCGCCACTCAGTTGCAATGATGGCATCAGCATATGCGGCTCGGGGCCACAAGGTGTTGGTGG